TTAAAAAAAATATACAATAAAACACTGTATAAATTCTTTAATTCGAATATGCTAACCCGCCCCTGATGGCTTACTACACTTTCATGTAGTAATTGGACTATACCTTAAGCTATCATCAGAATTTGCTAGATTCTTCAAGCCCATTTCATTGTAGTCTCTGAACCTTCTCCATATGCTTGCAATTTCGCACTTAGGAGCTTGGCTGCGGATTATCCAATCCTTTCCGTTATTACTATACTCTAGGTCATTACCCCGAGGTTTTGCTATACTTTCATATAACAAAGAAGTAGGAAAGGCTCTAAGGAGATCCCCGCAATTTAGAAATGTTGCCTCTTTGTAACTGGATAGTCACAATGAGACTAGCTGGTTATATGATGTTCCGGTGGAGAAACATATTTGCATTACACTGTTTATCCATAATCGAGTGCAAATACCGATTATGGCAGCCAACTGTTGGGCACAGGAGGTTAGTGTATACATTGCTGCATATACACTATTAATGCCCGACATTATACGTAAAACATTATAATTTACTGCGTATACTCTGATCTTGGATCCGAGGGCAGCTTTGGGAGTGAGTTGTAATTGGAGAGTGGCGTTATCAATACGGGAGAAGTTGCAAGTGCCGGAAGGTTGGTGTTCTTCGGGTTTAAGGGCAAAGGAGTAAACATTGATGCCAGTGGGGGGGATGTTGGTGTGGTGTTGGTAAGGTTGGACTAAGTTGAAGTAAGAGCCGAGGCGTTCTTGGAAGCGATCGTGGCCGTTGAGTTGGAGTTTGGCACGGACGATGGGGTTACGGCCAGCGTTGATGGGGCCGAAACCAGCGTGATCGGAGTAGTCACCAGCGGTGGTGATGGCGCCGAAATCAGTGGGGGCTAAGTTATTAGCGTTGGGGCCAGGACCAGCGGGTAAGTTGACACCACGGACTTGGGCGGTGGTGCTGCCGTTGCCGAAGGCGGAAACGGAAAGACCAGCTTGAGCTAAGTAAGCTAAGTATTGGCTGTCAAGAGCTTGGGTGCCAACGAAGGGGAAGACATTGGTAGAATCTTCAACATTGGTGAAAACAAGTTGGCTGGGGTCAGGGAGGCCAGATGAGCCAACAGTGTTGTAGCCAGCATCAGCATCGAAATCATCAGTGTAGTTGTTCCATTGGTTGTAGCCAAGTTTAACGACATCGTCACGTTGAACAACCCAGATAAGTTCTTTGACGGGGTGGTTTAAGTTGAGTTTAACCTTAACGTTGGTGTTTACGGTTGACTCGTCGCCGGTGAATTGTAATTGTTCGATGAGGTACTCGTGGGAGGTTTGGGCGAAGCGGCGGCGTTCATCAGTGTCGAGGTAAATGTAGTCAATGAAAAGGGTGGCGTATTCGAGAGAAGGTACGCAGAAAGAGTCTAAGTTGCCATTTACGGATACACCGCAGCTGTTTAAGGAGCCAGCAGTGGATACATAGCATTCAGCCTTGGGGCGGAAATCAAGTTCAATCTTGACTTCGTGGTATTGAAGGGCAATAAGGGGAAGAGCAAGGCCGGGATTGCGGCAGAACCAGAATTGTAAAGGAACATATAAAGTAGTAGCTTCAGTGCGGTTAAGACCAGTGCCGGTAAGGGCAACGGTGTTGCCAACCATGTTGTCGTAACCAGCTTTTAAGCCAGGGGGGATGGTAAGCTCATTCCAGATAGTAAGCCAATCACCATATTGCTTGTCAATGCGTTGACCACCGATTTGAACTTCAACGGATTTGATGAGGAAGTGGCCGATGAAGTTGACCCAGCGGAAGAAGGCAGAGGAGGTAGTGGATTCAACACGGGGAAGAGTGACTTGTAAGTAGATGCGGTGGATTAAATCACCGTTACGAGAGACTGTGCAAGTTACTTTCTTGCCAAAATCAGCAGTGCCGTTGAAGGTTTGTTCAATGGCTTCCATGGAGAAGTTGGTGTGTCTGCGGTATACTACCTTGAAGAAAGTGATTTGGGGGTTACCAGTGAGGTAAACATCTTGAGCACCGTATGCGACTAATTGCATGAGTCCGCCTGTCATTTTTTATATATTCTATACTGAGATAAAAATTTTGGAAATACGCGAAAAATTATAAATAAATTAAATTTAATTTATTTATCAATAAACCATATTTTTTATCAATGAACTTTTTTTATTAGGATACTTATCTAACAGTGAAAATTTTTAATATTTTATATTTTAAAATTCATATTTTTTCTTATAATATTTTTTTCTTATAATATATTTTTTTAAATTAAAAATATATTTTAATTTATTTTTTAATTTACCACCACCCTGTTTTATAACCTAAAAATTTTTCTAAATTTTCTACATCTTTTGTATAAATATTCTTTAAGAAACTATATATTTTATCATTTTTATTTAATACATCTTCCGGTTTAGAAGATACAAATTCGTCTACAAAATAGTCATGATATTGTTCTAATTCTAAAAAGTCAAATACTTTTTGATATTCTTTGTCTTTAGTTTCTCTTATATTTTCAGATATTAAAACAAGTAAATTGTCTTTACAAAAATATTTTAAAATATTTTGTATTTGTTTATAATAAAATCCTCTTCTTAAAAAAGCATGATAAAAAGATACATTAAATAATTTTGGTTCGTTCATTCTATATTTATATTCATCCATTATACAATATTCAAATGAATCTTTATTATTAAATTTATCTCTAGTCATTTTCCAATCACTATATGCTCTTTCAATAGGGTTTCGCAAAAAAATAATAATTTTAACATGTGGATTTGTTTCTTGTAATAATTGTAAACATCCATCTTGATACATTATATCTGGTGCTTTATCACCTACTCTTTTTTTCTTATAATTAAAATGACTCATATACCATTTTTCACCTTTTTGAAAATTCTTAAGTATGCTGTAATAATGAATTTCTTTATGATACATTGATATATCAGGATGCTTTGATAAATTAACAATACCCGCTGTTGTTCCACCTTTTTTGGTACCTGCTATAATAAAATCAATAATTCTATATTTTTTAAAATAATAAGTTCTATAACTATTTTTTTTAATAATAATTTTCTTATCATTTTTTATTTTCTTAATTTTTGAATTTATATAAAATGTTTCATATTTAGAATCTATAATAATACTTCCATTAAAATCAACCATATTCCAAACATGTTGTAAAGCTTCTAATGTTAAATTTTTTTTTAATACAATAATATTTCCAAAATGTGGTGGATTATATACTTTACCATAATATATTTTCCATATTTCATCATAAGATCTAAGCCAGTTTAATAAGTTATATTTTTTAATAAATTTTTCAATAAGATGAGTATCTTCATGATCATATATAATTAAATTTCTTTTTAATATATTATTATTTAGATTTATAGAATTCATAGTACTACTATATTATTTTATTTTATTTTATTTATATTTTCAATATTTATATTATATTTAATAAATTTTTTAAGATAATCTTCTAAAATAATTTCTTTTTTAATATGTTCTCCATCTTTCAAAAACTCAAATTTATCATTTCCTATTTTTTTAACAGTCCATCCATCATTTAATGCATTAAAAACAAAAACCATTTTTTGTATATCGTTATACTCTAATGAAGTATCAGGCAAATTTAGTATATTCGGCGAATATCTATTATCCATTTATAAAATCAATAAATAAAAATTAAAAAATATATTTCCGTATATAATTTTTATTTTAGACTATATAAAGTATTTTTAATTATTTATAAAATATAATAGATGTCGGTTTCAAAAACCATATCTAAGAATAATGATAATATCACAATTGATGCAAAACATTCTGAAATGATAAATTATTTTAAAAATTTACAGGAATCAATACCATCTTTAAAAAAGGAATTGAAAAATTTAATAGCAGAATACAATGTAAAAGATATATCTAGAAAAAATGATATGGAATATATTTTGTATAAAGATGGTTTAAGAGATAAAATAAATGAGTTAAAAAATAAAATTGAGAAAATAATTAATAATGAAGAAATGAATTATTATTATTTAGAAGTTGGTGAATTATTACATAGTTATTATGAAAATATTGAAAATTCTAAAAATAATAAAAATAATTCTGAAAAATTTGAAGAAAATTTAATTAATTATGATATTGACAATTTAGATATAGACAGAGATATAAATAAGACAAAAGATTCCGATTTATTAGATGATGAAGATGATGATGACGATGATGAAGATGCTGAAGATCCTGAAGATGCTGAAGATGCTGAAGATGCTGATAAGGATCCGATTAACGATACAAAAAAAGCAAATATATTAGATTTCTTTAATCAAGAAAAAGAAATAGATAAAAAGGATATTGATAAAAAAGAAGTCGAATCAAATAATTATACAAGTATGAAAATGAGTGATTTTGTAAAAGAAAATGCAATATTTCGTAAAAAAAATGTATTAGATGAATATTTACAAAAAATAGATGTTAATTATATTCCTAAAATAAAAGTTGATATGACAATTTATAAATGTTCAACTTGTTTAACAGAAATGACATTATATCCATCAGATGGAATTCAAATATGTGAAAAATGCGGTGCTCAAGAAAATATATTAATTGAAAGTGATAAACCTTCTTTTAAAGATCCTCCATTAGAAGTATGTTATTTCTCTTATAGAAGAATTAATCATTATAATGAATGGTTGGCTCAATTCCAAGCTAAAGAATCAACTGAAATTCCAGAAGAAGTTTATGAAAAAATTCTTTTAGAGATTAAAAAAGAAAGAATCACTAATTTAGAAAAATTAGATACTAAAAAGATCCGACAATATTTGAAAAAGAATAAATTAAATAAATACTATGATCACGCTGCTCATATTTTGTATCAAATTAATGGAGTTCAACCACCATCTATGAGTAAAGAATTAGAAGAAAAATTAAGACTTATGTTTAAAGAAATACAAGGTCCATTTATGGAGGTTTGTCCGAAATCACGAAAAAATTTTTTAAATTATTCATATGTATTACATAAATTTGTAGAACTATTAGGCTTAGATGAATATAAAATATTTTTTCCATTATTAAAAGATAGAGAAAAACTACATCAAACAGATATGATATGGAAGAAAATATGTGAAAAATTAGGTTGGCATTTTATTAAATCAATATAATATTTTTATATTATATAAATAGTATATGAGTATACCTATTTTAAACACACAATATTATGATCCTGAAAAATATGAACCAATTGGATATGTATTTGGTTTATCTATTCATGCAATATCTTTTCTTCGTGATGTAACATCTAATTTTATGGGAATTTTTGGCGGTCAAGCAAGTTCATTAAATGATAAAACAAGAGTTGTTTATGAATCTGCAATAGAAGACTTAAGAAAAAATGCAGGTCAATGTGATCTAATTGTTGGATTGACAATAAATATAAATGAAATAGATGACAAATTTATTGTTGTAAATGCAACAGCAACTTCTTTAAGATTAAAAAATAAGCCTATGATAGGATCTGGAAAAAATTTACGTAAGACTAAATCCACGTAGAATATAAAAAATTGAATCTTTAAATTTTTATATTATTTATTTTATATAATATTTAACACTAAAAATGTTATTCTATTTCATTGCCCTTTTTTGGAATGTTTATGTTATAGGATATCCCTTTTTAGACTCAATAAATATTAAAAATACTCTCCCTACAAAAGTAACTAACTTATTTAAAAGACTTGATATATATAATGATATTTCTTTGAATATTCAATCAAAAATGAAAACCCCCATTATATTGAATGGACCAGAAACTCCTTTAAAAAAAGATTTTATTCAAAATGTATTCGAATCTTCTTTTATTCCTTTCTGTTCTTATTCATTTAATAAATTTATTTTTGAAAAACCGTATATATTTAATATTAATACAGCTATTTTTGTAGATGATTTTTTGATAAATGATGGTCGTCAGTTTAATGAAGAAGAAAGTGATACTCTTTTGAATTTGAGAAATAATGCAAATTATATTATATTTAACGCAAATAATATTGAAACTATTCCTTATCAGGATAAAAGAATTAATAGAAGATTTGAAGTATTAAATTTTCCATTAGTTGGTAAAAAAGATTTAGTACATTATATTTATGATATTATTCATAATAATCAGTTTAATGATGATATGTTTTGTATAGATTGGGAAAAATATGATATTCATTTACTTAATTTATCCAAAATTAATGCTTTGGTAAAAGATATTGAACATTTATTGAAGTTTAAAATGGAATATAATATTAATAACTTTGAGAAAATTCATTTTAGAATTCAAAATTTAGTTAAATATTATATTAAGTACAATGATATTTAATAGAGAGGAACATAGTGGCTTCACTCACCTTTCTGTACAATATGAATAAAATATACTAAATATTCATCTCATAATTTTTCATATAAGGATATGGATAACTTGAATAAAATTTATAAGGATACATATATGGTTTTCTATAAGCCGGATATTTATAAAAAGTTAATGGATTTGCTCCACTATCCATATAATTATATGGACCATAAGAATAAGTTTCATAATTTTCAGTTATATTTTTTGAAGAAAGATAGTAATAAGATAAAATAATTACTAATATTAAAATTATAAATTGTAAATATAATTTCATTATATATATCTTAATAATATAAAAAAATTTATGTTATTTAGAAATATAATTTCATTATATCTCAATAATATATCCCAATAATATAAAAAATTTATATCTATTTATATTATATGTTTTTAATTATTTGTTTATCTTTTTTTATAACTCTTTTTTTTATTATGGTAATATTATATAGTGTTTATTATAAAACTCTTCCATATACAATTAATAAAAATGAACATGATATTGGATTTTATGATTGTAAAAAGTCAAGATATGGTTGTTGTGATGATGAAAAAACAACAAAATTAAATCAAAAAGGGGAGAATTGTATTAAGGGTCAACCAATTCCACCAATAAGGTAATAAACTTATTTTAAGTCCATGTTCCCTAAGTAGGAAAAAATAATATAAAACTATAATATTTTATATATTATAATGGACAATAATCAAAAATATATTAAAACCGATGATAACATAATTATAAATGAAAAATATATAAGATGGATAAAAAAAATAGATGATTGTTTAGAAGTTTGCACCAAAACAAATGGATGTAGTTTATTAAATAAAGATACACATAAAATATGTAAAATAAATAGTTTAGATAGTTATAATAAACTAAATAAACATTTTCAATAAATAATTTCTAATATCTTTTCAAAAATTATATTATTATATAATTTTTTGATTATTAATTTTTAAACCTCTAAAGGAGGGGGTAAGGGGGAACCTTGGTTCCCTCTAAAGGTAAGAGAGAATCTTTTTAAACCTCTAAAGGAGGGGGTAAGGGGGAACCTTGGTTCCCCCTATATTTTGACAATTCCATATAATACAATCATACTAATAACAACAGTTAATATTGCCATAATACTAAATAATGCAATTCCTTTATAATTTGGATTATCAAACACATCTTTTAAAAATCTAAATACACCACCTGAAATAAATTTATTATCTGATAAATTCTTAATTAATTCATCATCTCCTAGAATATCTTTTGAAAATATATTTTCAAATCCAAGAACATTTAAAAATGATTTTAATAATCCAAATCCTAATAATCCCCATGAAGGAGAATAATTTTCAAAATTATCAAATGTTTGTGTTAAATCATCTGAAAATCCATCTTTTACTCTTTGGAATTCTGGTGTTTGGGATATAAGATATAAGGAAAACATACTAAAATATCTAATAAATCTTACACCAATAAGAATAATCGGAAAGAAATAGAAATAACGAATAGCTAAAATAAAATTAAAAACCCATAAAATAGGAATTACTAATATTGCACCTGACCCTAAAAATCCATCTAAGAAATCATTAAAAAAATTAATTATTCTTCCAAAAAATCCTTTATATTCGGATTTATTAGTACTACCTTTAATAAAAAATAATAAAGCCACAAATACTACAACTGCAGTTGTTATCATAAAAACTTGTTTAACTTTAGATGTCTGTTGTTGATTTGATGTAATATTTGATGTATCGTCTGATTTTTCTGATTTTTCATTGGGATCTATAAATAATTGTAAACTTTTTGTTGGATTATTATCACCAGTGCTAAAAAATGGAATATAGGCATATAATAAATAAAAAAAGATAGCTAATATAAATAATATAATACTTGTAAAAAGAGTGTATAAAAAGTTTCCAACTTGATTTCTTTTAACAGTGAATAAAACAGCTACAAAACAATATATAATAAATATAAATAGTGCAATTATACTGGCATCTAGATTTTTAACTACGGGTGGAATAGATTTTGGAGTATTTCCACCATTTGGACTAGAATTATCAGTTGCATTTTTTAATTGTCTATTTGGTGTTGTTGATTCTCCATTTGGTGTTGTTGATTGTCCATTTGGTGTTGTTGAATTATTATCAAAATTTTCTTTGCATTGTTTTTCATTTGATTTGTCTCTAATTATAAATTTCTGTGTTTCTCCTATATTTTCACATACCATTCCAACAAATAATGAGCATAATATAATCATTGGAACTGCTAGACCAATTAATAATCCAACCCAATATTCAATACTCATACTACTATTTTTTTCGATAATAGAAAAAATATTTCCGACTAAATCTATTGATGAAAACACACCATTTACAAATAAATACATTGTAATAATAAAAACTAGTACTAAATATGGTTTCAAATTTGAAAATTGATCAAATATTTTTTTAATTGAAATATCTCCCCCAGTAGTATTAAAATCATTTGAATCATACGTTCTACTTCTTGCTTGTGCTAATTGACATGCTAAATAATTAATTTGTGTTATTAAAGTTTTTTTTTCAACAGAAGTATCGCTAAAATTTTGACCTTGAAATAAATTTTTAAATATCTGGTTTTCACCTAAAGTTTTACCATTAATAGGGCTTGGTAAACTATTTGAATCAACAGAATTACCATCATTTATAAAACTACATGATTGATTTAAATTATTTAAGACATTTGTAGCAGATACTTCATCATCTTTATTTAAATCGCTTTTATCATAATATCCTATATCAGGTAATTTTGGATATTTTTTATCATCATTATTTAAATTTAAAATTTTGCTATTCAAGCTCATATAATATTATTATATCAGATTATTTATTTATTTTTTTACTTTTATATTTATTTTTATTCTTCTTCAATTTCTTCATCTTTAGAATTAGTTTCATTATTTGAATTTAATCCAACACTAAGTCCAATAATAATTCCAATAAACATAATAAAAAAAATAATATTAAAACTTATATATTTTTTAAGCCATGTTGAATATTTCCAGAATGGAATAAAAACTCTCGATATTCCCTTCCAATTATCATATTCTGGGGGAACTGGATTGCTTAACCATTTGCATTTATCTGGAAATGTTAAACAATAAGTTAAATATGTATTTCCTAATATAATAAGTATAACTAATATTTGATAAACAGGATTAATCCATGATGGATAATTTTGTAATCCAAAGCTAGTTAAGTTATAAAAATATAATGTTGGCAATGTTACAAATAAAGTTACTACAATTGTAATCAAAAAATAAATAATTTTATTTACCATAGTATCATCTTTAATTTTAATATCTTTTTCTCTACACTCTATTTTAATATTTTCAAAGTAAGATGAATCAATTCCCATTGAAAAGTATTTCCATATCATATTATTATCTGTTAAATTCTTAAAAATAGGTAAGAAATCCCATTTCCATATTAAAGTATATTTTGATAGAAGCCATGAGCTTCCAAATGGTTTAGCAAAAAGAAGCCACGTTGAAAATAGTCGTATAAAATTCTTAAGTATATGATTGCTCCATTCATATACTTTATTATCTAAAGCATTATATCCAATAATATTATAGTGATATCCATAAAGTGTTTTATATTTAACACTTAAATCTTCTTTAAACTTTCTTCTATATTCCTTAATTACATCTATTAATTTATTTTTGGTATCTTTTTGATTAGGATTATTATCATCAAAACTTCCTAATAAAATTTTCTCAGCTAATGTTGCATCATCTTCATATTCTTCATAATCTTCATCAATATCATTTTCAATATTTAATTTATTTACTAAATGTTTTAATAAATTTAATATTTCTAATTTTATTTTATATTTAATATCCATTTGATCTACTAAATCAAGAATATCTTGCGCAGCTAATTCATAATCATTTTGTGAAGTTCTTTCATTATGCATTGATATTTTATTTTCTATTTGTTTAAATATTTCTTCATTCTTAGATTTTCTTTCTAAACGGAAAGTTTCTTTTAATATTTTTATTACTTTTTGAAATACTTGATTTGAAATTTTTTGATTTGATTCGGGTAAGGATGTTTTATCATAATTAGTAAATTTAGGATTATATCTTCTTAACATTTCATAAGAAATTCTACTTAATGTTTTGTATACTTTACCATAAACATTATCATCTAATCTATATTTATCAATATAATCATGAATTAATAAGTCACAATTAAATTCTGTTGGTAAAACATAATTAGCTTGACAATTAATATATTTTAAACTTTCATCGTTTATTCCTATTACAGGAAGTATATTTATTTCTTTATTTAACAAATTATTATTTTCAGCTGTTAATCCATAACTGCTTGCTAAATTTCCATTTATTTTAGATAATAAAAATCCAAGTATCCATAATATTCCTACTGAAATCAAGGGTGATAATAAATTTGTGAAGAAATCAGCCCATATATTTACAGGAGCAGTATCATTTATTTCAAATTTTGTTAAATAACTATATAACATATTTCCACTAGGTAAATCAAGTTTATGTCTAGAAACTAATTCTATACAACATGCTTCTATAATAATATTATATTCTGTATATTGTCCTTTTCGTGGATTATCACCTTCTATTTCTTCATTCTTATTTGATGCAGCTCTTAATTTATTATATTCATTTTTAGGATCGGGTGATAATAAAATGAGTCGTAAAACATAATTAATAACAAGATAAGAGAAAACGGCACCTATGAAAAAAAGGGAAATATGATTTATTTTATTTAAAAATACGAAAAAAATAAGGTAAAATAATACAGATGTAATAACATAATAATAATGAATATTATCGAAAAAATAGGAATAGAATTCTTTTAAATTATTAGCAAGCATAATAAATCCACATAATCCTAATAATAAACCAACAGCACCAATTTTATAAAAACGGGGATAAAAATAATAAAAGGGAATTAACATTAAAATAATAGACATGATAACTTTATTATAATTTGTAGTATTAACTAAAATATTTTGGTAGTGATAACTATTTTGAATTTGTAAAAAATATTTTTTAATATCATCAGTGTTAACAATATTTAAATTTATTTTCTGGTTTAACGTCCTGTTATATAGATAATTAAAAATACATTCATCAGTAACACTAGATGGATTAGTTAATATATCTGTCGGAAGTTTATCACAAGACATATCTACATATAAAAAAGAAATAAATTTTTCTTATTTTATTTAATTTTTTTGTAAATTATATATAAAGAAAATGGCGCGTACTCAAAAAATGAAAATGGAAGACACTCTTATGATTATTATTGTTGTTTTAATAGTTTTAGTAGTGTTATATTGGTTATTTAGTTCAATGAAGCATAATATTCATGAAAGTTTTTATGCTGAAAAACATGAAGAAGACTCTTTTAAAAATGGAACATGGAAAAAATATGTAATCAACCCGGATAAACCAGATTATACATGGAGTAATACTAAATCATATAAGATGAAGAATGATAAAGATACAAAAAAAGCTTTCAAAGATTTTTTTGATAAAAATAAAGAAGGATATTATTGGATAAAAGATAAAACTAAAAATGAGCCAGGATCTGCAGTTGTACATCAAGGTGATAAAGATGAAAACTACTTTAAACCAACTACACCTAGACGAACAACTCCTAGACCAACTACAACTCCTAGACCAGTTCCTAAAGCGCCAACTACAACTCTTAAACCAGTTTATGTAATGCCAAATAAATTAACAATTTCAGATCCATCAAAGTGGTCTCAATGTAAAGATTTTAAGACAAATAATAGTGAATTAACTGCAACTTGTCAGAATCGTGATGGCCCAGAGTTTAATCAAAGCTTTGGTAAATATTATGATACAGCTTGTAATAATAATACAACGCCTTGTTGTAGTGAATTTGCTCATGTATATGGATGGTTACAGGCAAAATGTAATTTTGTTGAGGCTCGGGATGCATGGAGTAAAAGATTGCATGTATTTTTAGACCCATCTCAAAATGAATATGGAATTCATCATTGTGGTCATCGTGGTTTAGAATATGGTTGTAAAAAATCTGATGGAACATATGGTTGTTGTCCAGAACGTAGATCTGATTTACCAAAGCCACCAGGATGAGTGTGTGAATTACTTAAAATTCACTTTAGATAATATATTTTTAATATTAAATTAATATTAAAATGTATATTTTAAGATATTGGTTAACCAACAAAGCGTAATCCTGCAAATTGAGATCCGATGCCGAAACCAGTTCCCATTCGTGCAGCTTGAGATACTTGTGGAGTGTACATATCTAAGATAGCAAAAGTGGCAGCAGCTGTAACAGCAATAATAATAATTTCATCCATTTTTAATTTAGTGAAATAGCAAGCTAATCCAACAGCTAAGCCTTCCATAAGGTATTTTAATGCACGTGCTAAAATTTCGGAAAAATCGACATTCATTTTATAATATATATTATATATTAGATAAAAATTTATTACTTAAAGATTAATTATTTAATATAAATACATAAATAACATGGCAGAAGAAAATAAAGAAGATTTCCTAGAGGTTGATTCCAAAATTCCTGGACAAAATTATGTTTGCTTATCATTTGTTTCCCCTGAAAAAGTTCTTAAACATAAAGAAGTATATAATGTATCTAAGTTTTTAGAGTATATTTTTACTGATGAAGATCTTTTTGCAACAGGTGTTCGCGATAGAATGATTAACAAAACTCAAAAATATGATTATGATTCAATTAAAAATTTATATGAAGATTGGAAGTATTCCAGAAATGAGAAATTAGAGGCTGATTTTTATGAATTAAATGATTTTAAGACTTCTATGAGAGGATTAAAGGTTCGTGGAACTTATGATTCGTACAAGGAGGCAACTGTTCGTGCAAATATTTTACGAAAGAAGGATCCTTCATTCAATGTTTTTGTTGGCCAAGTTGGATACTGGTTACCTTGGGACCCAGAGTGTGAATCTGTTCCTGAACAAGAATACCAAGAGGGAATGTTGAATGATCTTGTTAAGAAATACAAGGATAACTTGAATAGCAGAGATGATCTTTATGAACAAGTAAAATCGGAAAAGATTGAGAAGGCAAAAAAGGAAGTTAATGAAAAGAAGGAAGTATTGAAAGCACAAAATGAGATGAAGGTAAATATGGATAATCAAGAAGATGTTAAGAATATTGAGATTCTTCGTGAAATTGTAGATGAGTCAGACCGACTTTTCTATGAGAATATGAAGAAGACCGGAGGAGACATGACAGCTGCATCTGCTTTGTCTACGGCTGTTCCGGAAGAGCAGGCTGTTGTTGCGGATGTTGTTGCTGGAGAAGGCATTTCTTCAGCTGCTGATACTACTGCTGGTTCAGGCTCTGCTTCTACTGGAACCGGAGAAAGTGTTAAGCTAGATGAATTTGATGATCTTCCAGCATTAATTTCAGAAGAAGAAGCTGCTCAACTAACTTTTAGTTCAACTTTAGCGGATAATCTATCAGAGGCTGATCCATGGATTAAGAGGAAACAGGAATAAAAAATAATTTTTAAATAAAAAACTATAATAATTATAATTAAAGACTAATAATAATTATTTTGTTGCTTTTGAAGATGTTTTATTTTCTTTATATAAAAAATAAAGGGTAAAAATATTTTAATTTTCATAAACAACTGGTTTTCTTAAATCATTATGTGGAACATTATTAAAATGATTTTCCTTAGTTTGTTCTAAATTCATTTTATTTGGCGAATACATTGCAAATTGAGATTCTAAAGAATCAAACCCAATAATTCCCGCCATACTTCCACCATTCATTGGCATTTCATCTTTATAAGTCCATGTATCTGGTAATTCAGTGGATTTTCTAAAATTAGCAGGTTGAATATCACATGCTTCATTTGTTCCACAAGAAGCTGATGGTTTATTTTCTAAATGTTTTAATGTTTCAATAGAAGTTGCTTGTAAAGTATTTTGATCTAAATTATCATAATTAATGTTATAAAATTTGCTTATATCTGCAACATTAGATTCAAAATTTGGTTCATTATCATTTCCTATATAAGTATTTGCAGCCGCAACAGCGCTACTATTTTTTTGAACTAATTCTGGTTCTTTTTCAGGAGGTTGTTGTTGTGCATAATTTAATAATTTCTTTTGGAAATCTTCATCCGTATTTTTATTATTTAAAAAGTCAATACTCTTTTGAGTATCTGGTTTTGATTCTTTAGATTTATCATTAGTTGCCCCAAAATTTTCTATATTTTTTTTAGTACCAATATTTTTATGATAATCGATATTAATTATAATTATATGTAAAATAAAAATTACAATTAATGCATTTATAATAATTCGAATATCCATAATTATATATATATAATAAAAAAATATATAAATTATACCGACTGCAATTTTTTATAGAATTAAAAAAAAATGATAAAAAAAATAAACTTATATAAAAGATTTTTACATAAGATATTTAAATATGGCAAGAGAATTGTGCATTAAAAAACTAAATACAATTTTAAACAATGATGATCTATCAACAAATATAGAAGAAAGTATTTATAATTATACTTTACAACAATCTAAGATTAAAGGAATTGAAGAAAACATTGAAAATAAATATTTTAAAAGAATTTATGTAAATAAATTAATAACATTATTTAATAATTTGGATAAAAATTCTTATATCAAGAATATTTCTTTTCTTGATAGAATAACTGAAGATGATTTTGATATTAAAAACATTGCATTTTTATCACCCCAAGATATTAACAAAGAACATTGGAAGAAATATTTGGATAGACAAACTGCGAATGATGAATATTTATTTTCTAGAAAAACTGGAATCCGAACGAATGAATATAAGTGTGGTAGATGTAAAGAGAAAGATTGTACTTATTATCAATTACAGGTTAGAAGTAGTGATGAGCCAATGACTACCTTTATTAATTGTTTGAATTGTGGAAATAGATGGGCATTTAATTAAAATATTTTTTTTTTTAAATAATTTAATTATAATAAAATTTTTTTATTATAATTTTAGTTGGTTTATTTATTTAAGATTGGTTTATAAAAAGATTTTTTAAAGCCATGTCTTTATACCCTTCTTTTTATTATCCATGAAGTAAGGATTTTCATATTTGTAATAAGCTTTCTTTATTACATCATTTGCGTAATAATCATTATCACATTTTAACTTTCCATCATAATTAACCCATATCTTTATAGGTTTAGGACAAGAATCTATCGCTAAATAACTACTTTCTTTTCTATTATACATAGAAGAACAGTCTCCTTCTAAAACATTAGGATTTTGCCAATTTTCCCGAAAAGATCTACAAACTTGTAATGAGTCATCTAATGTTAAAGCTTCTAAAATCGACGGTTTAGTTGTTCCAGGAGTAGTTGGTTTTGTTGTAGTTAATCTAGATGTTGTTGGTCTAGGAGTTGTTCTACTTGGTGTTACTTTACTGCTAGTAGTAGTTCTACTTTGTCCAACTTTACCACTTGTAGTTGTTGGTAAATATACAACTTTACCACTACTTGTAGTAGTTCTACTTTGTCTAACTTTACCACTTGTAGTTGTTGGTAAATATGCAACTTTACCACTACTAGTTGTAGTTCTACCTGGTTTAACTTTACCACTTGTAGTTGTTGGTAAATATGCAACTTTACCTGGAGTAACTTTACCACTTGTAGTTGTTGGTAAATATGCAACTTTACCACTGCTAGTTGTAGTTCTACCTGATGTAACTTTACCACTGCTAGTTTTAGTTCTACCTGATGTAACTTTACCACTGCTAGTTGTAGTTCTACCTGATGCAACTTTACCACTGCTAGTTGTAGTTCTACCTGATGTAACTTTACCACTGCTAGTTGTAGTTCTACCTGATGTAACTTTACCACTTCTAGTTGTTGTGGGTACATATGTAACTTTACCACTTCTAGTTGTTGTGGGTACATATGCAACTTTACCACTGCTAGTTGTAGTTCTACCTGATGTAACTTTACCACTTCTAGTTGTTGTGGGTACATATGTAACTT